TGGATCAATGAAATTGCTGTTTGCCGCGGCCTGCGTGGTCACCTGCTGTCTTTTTGAGCCCAGCGGTTGCCATGCTCAACAGTTAAACGCTAAAAGTCACGAAATTACCTGCAGAGCACACCATGGGCATTCTTCGAGCACTGTTGCCGGACGGTTCAACCGTCGAGCGGGAGATCCATCGACACACGCTCTACCGGTGGGGCCTATCGGTGCACCGGGACGGCCGATGGATTCTGGTATCGGTTCACCGGAAGGAAGCGACCGCACGGATTAAGGCGCAGCGGCTAGGGCGTTCGCTGGAAAGTGACACGCCCAAATGGGCCCGAAAGTCCGTGAAAGTGGTTCCTTTGATCCCGATAGTGCACGATTCGGATCTTGAAGATGAAAACCACTCTCAATCATCAACTAGGGTCAATGGGCCTGTAGCTGCATGAACAGTCCAAAACCCAACAACCCCACAGCCACCGAACAGAGCGTTGAGGCGCACGTCGCCGCCTTGCTCGCTCTGGGATGGGAATTCAGGGGCCGTGGCCTCTATCCCGCCTGGAAACGGCCCCAAAAACCCCTCAACAACTAGGAATCGTTGAATGATCAACCGAGTCAAGCTGGCCCAATATCCGCTGGAGGAAAGCGTTCGACCTGTCTCCATTACGCGAGATCGCACAACCTTGCAGATCCGGCTTAAAAACCGCTGGCTGTTGATCTTCTTAAAAACAAAACCGCATTAAGCTGGTCACACCTGCAAAATCATTTTGCTACTGCAAGGGTTAGCGCCCCTCAATGGTTGTCGTTTTGAAGAAATCGAAAGACCCACAACCCATCTCCCCATGGCCTTAACGCACAACCGACAAGCCTTAGACGCTTGTCGCTTTCTAGGCACCGTTTTGCCCCAGTTTCGCTGGTCTCAGTACCGCTTCCTTCTGATGGTTGCTGAGTATCCAGGCCTAACCCAATCAGAGATCGCTAAAAAGCTGGATCTCACCCTGGCTGCCGTCTCGCGTGCCGTTGACGTCTTTGGCCCTAAAGGCCGCAAGGATCGCTCAAAGAATGGCCGCGGCTATGTCGCTGTCACCCGCGACCCTGACGATGATCGCAACCTGCTGCTGACCATCACGCCTGCTGGCGTTGACTTCCTGGAGCAGATCGAAGACCACCTGTGGGGGGCTGAAGGATGACGGTCTTCTATGACGCTGCCCGCGACCGTTGGGTGGCCCAGGTTGGTGGCTTTTTGGAGTCACCCAAGAAGCGCTCACGGTTCGCCGATAGCGAGCACGATGCACGGCTGGCGGAGGATCAGCTGCGCAGGGAGAGGGATCAGCTCAAAGAGCAGGCCCAGGCCGCTCGAAAGGAGGAAGCTGTCAGCAGCTATTGCACTGACGCGACTGAATTCCAGCTGATCTATTGGGTGAAATACACCGCCAACACACGTTGGCGTGGTGGCCAAGGGACCATGGAAGCCAACGCCTATCGGGCAGCACGGCGAACTGATCCCTACACAGACGTCAGGCAGATCACGTTGTCATGGCTGGATCAATTCGTTGAGATCTGCCGCAGTCAGCATGATCTGGGCGACAGCACGATCACCAACTACCTCAATGCCCTCTTTGTTGTGCTGGCTCAGGCCAACAGGAAGGGTGCGATTGATCGGCTGCCGTTGAGGCCTGAAGGGCTGAATGGTGCACGCAAAAACGACCTGATCCCGGAGGATTCATGGGTCGAAGCGTTGATCAAAGAGCTGGGTGAGCAGGTCTATGCCAGGCCACGCAATAGGCGCACGATGCAGATGTTTGCTCGCTTCCTGCGCTTAAGTGGCTGCAGAACAGGCGAGGGCCTGAGGCTGCAGTGGTCTGACGTCAGCTTTGCGAGGGGAGAGTTTTACCTGCGAAAGACCAAGAATAAAAAGCCACATAAACTCCCTTTATGGGATGAAATGGAGGCGTTGTTTCTGGAACTTAAGAAGATCAATCCCGAGCGACCTTTCCCGTTTGGTTACTGGGTTTGGTATGACCACTTCAGCAAGGCCAAGAGCAAGGTGTGCTCACAACTGCATCTCCCTGATGACGTTCGCCACGACTGGAAGGGTCACCGCTTCCGTGCAATGTGCCTCACGGAGAAGGCCGATTTGGGCTGGGATGCCTTCGCAATTATGGATTGGGCGAATCACTCAAGCCTGAAGCAGTCGCAGCACTACGTCAGCAAATCGACCAAGCGTTTCGATCGCTTACGCGATCTCATGTCGTCTCAGTCGATGCAACAAATGCAACCGGTTGCAATGCAACCGCAACCGACTGAACCTCAGTCATAGCAAGGGATCTGACCCTGTTTCTCTGAGTAGCGTGAAAACTCTTAGGAGCTTAACTCCGCTCAAACACCTGTTCAACACTGGCTTTCTCACCCTCGTCTCACTGATATGGGATCTCAACCATTGCCCGACAGCAACAGCCCTGATTTGCAACCGCTCTCCCCTCAGGTTGAGCTGGAGCAGTGGATGACAAGAATCGGTGGCGATCGTGCCACCTCTGGTAAATGGAGCACTGGCGCTAGTTCATTCCTTGCCGGTCGCTTCGCTGAAACTTTCTTGCAGGTCTGCCGGCAGGAAGCGAAGGCCAGTCGCTCACGAGCTGGTGCCTATGGCTCCGCCTGGGCATTACTTGACGACGACAAAGCTGTCGCCCAAGCCGGACTCGATGCGCTCTTCTATCTGATCAGCGAAGGGAGGGACGGTCAGCGTCTGTCGCAGGTGGCGGCCACCATCGGCAAGCGCACGGAGATGGTGTTGTTCCTGCTTCATCCCCAATGGGGTGGGTCATGGCATCTCGAAGGGTTGAGGTTGGCCAATGGCAGGAACCTGGGTGTTGGCCCGATGCTCCAACGGTTGAAAGCCAGGGGATTCAGGCAAGCCGATCGGTATCGCCCACTCCCTGCCGTTGAGCGTCAAGGATTAGGCCGCTTGTTTGTTGAGATCGTGCGGGTCAGCACCGGCATGATCACGGTTGAGCAACGGTCAGTTCGTGGTCGCACCATGCCCACGATCGTGATGACCGACGCCTATTGGGACTTCCTCAAGCGTTGGAAGAAAAGCCTGCTGATGTTCAGGCCGGCAAAGATGCCGTTGATCGAACCACCCAAGCAATACAAAGCCCAATACGACGGCGGCTGGCACACCATTGCGTCGCCCTCTATCGACATCCCAGCCGAGCGGTGGCAGATCGCTACCCGATGGGCCAAGCCGTGTGTTCTGGGCTCTCTCAACGCCCTCCAGGAGGTGCCTATGGGGTGGAACCACAGGGTGGTGCGCCTGCAGCAGGCCCTATGGGATCTGAACCATGGCGTTGGCAGCCTGCCGCCCCGTGATCGGATGCCCTACCCGCAGAAGGCTGAGTACCTGATCAAGGGTGAGCTGTTGTCGGACTACTGGGATCAGACGTGGAAATGGAAGACCGACAGGCGGCGCAACACCCAACGGTCTGACTTCATCAACGCCATGACGGTTTACTCACGCCTGTGTGAGGAGCCCCGCTTCTATTTCAAGTGGAAGAAAGACCGCCGCGGCCGCCAGTACATGGAGGGTGGCAACGTTGGATACCTGAAGGCCGACGCCTGGCGCAGCCAGCTGCAGTCAGTCGAGAGTGCACCGATCAGTGGCAATGAGGCTGAATTCGCCTGGGCATTGGGTGATGCGCTTGGCCTTGCCAAAGACGATGACCTCCGCGGGCAGTGGCTGGTCGAGAACGAGCTGCATGTCATCGAGGCAGGCAACAACCCGCTTCATCGGTTGGCGTTCTGGGAGGGGGCGAAGAATCCATGGCGGTTCATTTCCCTATGTCAGGAGTGGGCGGCCTATGACGCTGACGTTGAGCACCGCACCCACCTGTTCTTTCAGCTGGATCAGACGTGCTCGGCCTATGGCCACGCTGCCTGCCTGACCAAAGACAAATGGTTGGCAGAACAGACCAACGTGATCGGCAAGAAGTGCAGCGATCTCTACCTGCAACTGTTGGCTCACACCAAGGCGTTAATGAAAGCCGGAGGCGGCAAAGAAGTACATCGGGAGAGTGAGAGCAGGCTGTGGTGGGAGGAACACGGAGTCACCCGTGATCTGATCAAGAATGCAGTGATGCCTGTGCTCTATGGCAGGTCACATCAGACGCTGATTGCTGGCATCAATAACTATCTGCGGGATGAGCTGGATGGGTTCATTGATAGGGACAACGACAACCTCAGAGCATTCGACTTGAGTATTTGCCTGGCGAAGTACATCCATCAGGCAGTGAAAGGAACGATGCCGTCGGTTGGAGGCCTGAGTCTGTGGTTGAGGGCAGTGGCCAAAGCCCAGATGGAAAAAGGGTTCCGGCCGTATTGGTACACACCCAACGGGCTGAGAGTTGAGAGCTATTCGAATGAGAGCAACCCGCGGAAGTTTGAGCTGGTGTTGAGCGGGAGAACGGTGCGATTCCAGGCCGATGACAAGGAAGGAACGCCGATGTGTAAGCGGCGGTCGCTGTCAAAGATCACGGCTGATTATGTGCATTCTCAAGACGCTGCATTTCTGGAGCAATTCGTGTGGCATTGGGTCAATGCTTACAACAAACCTATTGTTACTGTGCATGACTGCATGGCGACAACACTGGATAATGTGAGCATGATGAGGGACGAACTGCAAGACCAGTTCTCTCGCTTCTATTCGGTTGATTATCTAGGGCTGATGCACTACAACCTGGAGCGTGAGCTGGACATGCACCTCCCCAAGCCACCAACGATTGGGGATCTCGACGTCCATCAAATAGGGACCAACCCCTTTTTATTTGCCTGAATGCTTGACCGTGCTCAACGGTCGCCCACCCGGCATCCATTGGTGTAAGTCCGGCCCTTCATCTGTTCCTTCATCTGTCCTTCAGCACCCTCAATGACCGAGACCCTTCATTCGCCTATTGGCTTACTTGCCTTCGGAAACCTGACCACCCCAGAGCCTGACCTCAGCGACCGCATGGTCTGGCAGGCCAGCATGCGCTTCCCGAACGAAGCGATCGGCCCTCTCGCTGATGCCATCGACGCAGCCATTGCCGAGTACCGCAAGTCTGATCCTTCCTTCCCGGAAGATCTGACCAAGCTGCAGCTCCCACTCAAGCCGGCCAAAGACAAAGACCAAGAGAATCCCGACGGCGATCGCATCGAGAGCAAGACCGAAACGCTGGTCAAGTTCGTGCGCAAGCTGGAGTGGAAAGAAAAGAAGACTGGCAAGATCCACCAGCGCTCCGCTCCCACCATCTATGACGCTGCCGGCACGGTCTGCAACCAGACCGTCGGCGAAGTGGGTTGGGGCTCAACCGGCCGGGTGTATTACAAGGCCATTGCCTACGACTTCAAGGGCAAGAAGGGCGTCAGCTTTGCGCTCGAAGGATTCCAAATCAAAGAGCTGAAGACCAAAGACGCTGGCGTCACTGCTGCTCCCATCGAGGGCGGCTGGATTGCACCGCCTTCTGACGAGGTGGACATGGCTGACATGGCCGCGATGCTCGCTGACTGATGCCATTCGATAGATACAACCGGGCGAAGCGAAACAAGCCGAGACCCGGCATCTATCGCAGCAAGTTGGAGGAGGACATCGGAGCTGACCTGATCAAGCTCGGTTTTGAAACCAGCTACGAGAAGGACAAGTTCCAATACGTCCTCCCACCACGGCGCTACACCCCGGACTTCAGGGTGGGTGACTTCTTTATCGAGGTGAAGGGCTGGTTCCCCAGCAAGGAGAGAACCAAGCTGCTCGCGGTGATGAAGTCCAACCCTGACCTGCCGTTGTTCATCGCGCTGCAGTCACCACACCAACGCCTCAGCAAAAAGAGCAAGACATCAGTGGCCATGTGGTGCGAGAAGCACGGCATCCCCTGGTGTCCCACCCCAATCCCTGCTGAATTCTTACGCCAATGGGCAACTGGACTGCGACCCACGTTCCGTGTCCTGACACCCAAGGGTGCGGCAGCTCAGACGGAGCTTCTGTCTCCGCCGACGACGGATCAATTCACTGTTTCGCCTGCGGCCAACACTTCCCACCGCCCGACAAAAGCATGACTTCAATCGGCGCATTACTAGCCGCCGCACAACAGAACAAAGTCGACGTCAAACCATCACGCCCGATGGTTGAGGCACCACATCAAGCCATCACTGAGTGGAACATCAGCGAACGCACCTGCGTTCTTTATGACTACCGCTCCACCAGCAGCAACCACTACGCAGGATTCAAGAACGCCGACGGGCTGACAACAGCACAGCATGTGCGTCGGTTGGATCCCAAGGGGTTCAGCTGGAATGGTGAGCGCACCAAACCCATGCAGTTGTTCGGGCAAAACCTGGGCACGCAGGGGTGGTTGATCATCTGCGAAGGCGAGAAGGATTGCCTTTGTGTGAGAGAACTGCTGACCAGCAGGGAGAAGACCAAGTTCGTCGTGGTCTCCATCCCTGATGGCGTGACATCAGCAGTGCAATCGATCAAGCCGCACCTCTCCTGGGTGCTGGGCTTCGACCGGGTGATCATCCTGTTCGACTCAGACGAGCCGGGGGTTAAGGGTGCGCAGCAGGTGGCCGAGCTGGTTGGCCCTAAGGCCCGGACTGTCACCGGACTGGGCAGCTACAAGGATGCTGCTGAGGCGTGGCTCGCTGGCGATAAGGAGACGCTGAAGCTGGCCATCATGCAGGCCAAGCCCCACCGCCCCGATGGTGTGGTGGCAGCTGTCGATCTGATGGAGCAGGTGCTGCATCCCAAGATCAACCGGGGGCTCGACTTCCCTTGGAAGGGATGGAATGACTGCACCGAAGGCATGAAGCCAGGCGAGGTGCACATGCTGGCCGGTGGCACGGGCATCGGTAAGAGCCTGTTCAGCCGCAGCATTGCCCTACGTCTCTGCACAACAGGTGTACGTGTCGCCTACCTGGGTTATGAGGAGTCGACCACCACGACCTACGAACGCATGTTGTCGGAGGCCATGGGTGAGGCGATGTATCGCAAGCCTGAGGATTGGCGTGTTGCACGGGCGGATGACATTCGCACTGCAGCTAAAACATTTGCATCCAATCTGTTCCTGATTGATAAGTTCGGATCGGATGATTTTGACGTCTTCATTGCCAACGTTCGCCACTATGTATTGAATGAACAATGCCAGGTTGTTGTTCTTGATCACTTCTCCCTTCTCGCTGATGGCATTGCTCTTTCTGTTGACCAGCGCCGCGCTATTGACAAGGCAATTAAAGATCTCAAGACGCTCGCGATGGAACTTCAGTTCACGTTCATCATCGTATGTCATCTCTCCCGAAACAATAACAACTTCTCACCTGCAGAAGAGGGAGGCGAGCCGAATCTTGGACTCCTTAGGGGGTCGGCATCGCTGGCACAAATTCCTGACTACATCTGGATGCTCCAACGCAACCCGAACGATAAGGAGAAGAGCAACATCACTCATTGCTGGCTTAAAAAGAATCGCGTCAAGGGCGAGGTAGGCATGAAAGCAATGCTCGAATTCAACATCAATACCTGCCAGTTCGCTGAGTACCACGAAGGAGTCAATGCACTATGAATGACATCCCAGAGTTTGATCGCGCTTACTTCCTCGACCAATCAGATGTATTCAGGATTATGTCCGAACGACTGGCCCATGCGATGCACGAGTTCAACACCTCCAACGCACCACGTCAGCTGTATTGGAATGGCTACCACCAGGCGTTGACTGAACTGCATGGCGACCTGCTCCAACTGCTGCAGGAGAAGAGGGCATGAAGGCAATTATCGACGGGGACATGATCCTCTACGCCTCAGCATCGAACAACGTTGTCCAAGTTGTTCACCACGATGAGGTGATCTGCTGCCAGGCCGACCCAAAGGATGGCTTCATTCAGTACATGCAGCGGACGGAGCGCATTGCGGAAGAACTCAACCTGAACCCTGAGGTTGACCTGATGCACTGCTTCACGGAGAAGGGAATGTTCCGCCGTGATCTGGCGCCTACTTACAAGGCGAACCGCAAGACGCCCAAGCCGATGGGTTATTACGCCATCAAAGACAAGTGCACCGAACTGCCCTGGGCATTCATGCACGAGCAGGTTGAGGCGGACGACCTGATTGGAATCTTCACCACGCAATTCACTGAACTCAATGAGCAATGCGTCATCGTCAGCGGCGACAAGGACTTACTTCAGATCCCCGGTTGGCACTACTGGCCTGAACCCTTCTGGGGTGCCAAGGCCAAGGAGGGTTTACGAGCCTTTTTCAAAGAGTTCGGTATGGAGGAACATACCCCCTATTCATTCACCATCCCACCCGCTGCCGCCGAGCGATTCTTCTGGGCCCAAGTCCTTGCCGGTGACTCAACCGATGGCATTGAGGGAGTTCCGGGAACCGGAATGGTTACGGCAACAAGAGAGGTCTCGAAGTGGAAGCTCGAAGAGCCTATGGAGTGTTGGGAAAAAGTTGTTCGGCTCTATGCCAAGAAAGGAAAGACCGAGAGTGATGCAACGACGCAGGCTCGATTAGTGCGGATCCTGCGCAATAACGAATACAACCTCACCACTTCAGAGCTGAACCTATGGACCCCACCGAAGAAATGAAGGCAACGCTGAAGGATCTGATCCCTCAGGAAGCGTTGGAAATTCTCGATCGATTCTTCCCCGAAAGGACGCCAGGCCTTGGGGACACAATGGATCAGATTAGATACGCTTCAGGACAGAGATCTGTTGTCCGCTTCTTAAAGGAGCTTTAGACATGGCCCCCTCAAAACGTGCAAAACGCGCACTTAACAACCCATCTTATTTGCGTGTTGCCAACATCATTGGCATTAGCAACCTCAACAGCGACAACGATGTCGCATCCATTGAGGATTACCTGCGCAAGAACGGTGACCCCTACGAGAACGCGCTGAACGCTGCACGCAAGGCAGCTGAAGACGTCCGGGCCAAGTCCGCTCAAGACCTGCGGACTCTGACCGACAGCTTCACCAGCCGGATTGCCTCAATGAACCGGGACTTCGACGCCCGGTACGGCAACCTCCAGCAGCAAGCCAACGATCGATACAACTCCCTGAATCAGGTGTTGATCAGTCGAACCAACAGCTTCAACAAACAGCTAGAGGATGCGGCGGCGCAGAACGCTCAGTTGCAGGGGATGTACGCCGAGCAGCAGAGGCTGGCGGCAAACCAGGCCAATGCCTACGTGCCTGACGCAAACCCTGGAGCGCAGAGTGCAGTGGCTGGTGATGACCGAGCCAATCTGCTCGGCACCACAGCCAAGAAAAAGGCAAACGAGTTGAGCAATCTCTCGATCTTGTCTGGTCTTGGCACTCAAGCTAATCCTCTCGCTGGTCTCCAGATCGCCTGATGAAAGACGTCACTGCTGCCTCACGTTGGAAAGCGCTGGAGCAATTCCGCTCCACTCCACTGCGTCGTGCGATCGACTGCTCGAAGCTGACGATCCCCAGCCTGATCCCTGAAAGCGATCAGAACTATGGGCACGCACCGCAGACATACAACAAGCTCAACTCGTTGTATCAAGGCGTGGGCAGCAGGGGTGTCGCCGGCTTAAGTGCGAAGCTTCTCCTTAGTCTCTATCCACCCAACCAACCCTTCTTTCGGTTGGTGATCGATAAGGCCAAGGTCGAGAGACAACTCGCCCAGATGGGTGATGACGCTGATGAGGTGATGAGCCAGCTGGACCTGAAGCTGGCCAGCTTTGAGCGTCAGATCATGCGGCAGCTGGATGAGCTGCAGGCACGGCCCGCTCTGTTCGAAGCAGTGCGGCACTTGATCGTTGCGGGTAACGCGCTGTTGCACGTCGGCCAGGACTCCATCCGCATGTTCAGCCTGCGGAGCTACGTGGTTGACCGTGACCCAGAGGGCAACGTCACCGAGCTGGTGATCAAAGAGCAGGTCTCCCGGCAGTACGTGCCGGTGACTATGACCAAGGAAGAGCGGGAGTCAGA